TTCTCTCCAGTTTCTTTATTAATAACAGGATATGTTGGCAATGTTAGACCTCCTTTAGATGTTAATATTTATTACCATTCAAGTGCTTCAGCAACTGAAGGGAACTGTTCAATGAAGATTTTCTTTGCACCAAGCGCAATGTCCATGTGTTCTTGTTGAGTTCCATTAGCAGAACGCAAATCAATATAATGAATCCATGAACGAACTGAACCAGTCATGTAGATTCTAGTTGGAGTTGCCAAAGGAAGCACAAAACGAGCACACTCCTTCGCGATGCCCTCATCAAGCATCTTCTTGTAAAGGTCCATTCCCTCCTTGAAATGTTGTTGCATCAACATCTCATATTTCTGAACGGTGAATGGGTCAACATCATCAATAGAATTCTGTCGATTCTTTTCATCTTGCCTTCGCAATTTCGGCAAGGGGATCGTCTCCCCCAGTAGAGAAGAGTCAGCATACCGTTGCGAAAACTCTTGATATGTGAAAGAACGGTGCCGAAGCACTTGAGCTGCTACACCTCTGGTTGTATTGATCTCCAGGGTCATGTATGCCTGCTCAAAGATACTCCAGTGCTGATGCTTCACACAATACTTGAGCAAACCAGAGAACTTCTCATTTTCCTGGTTGTTTGGATTACTTACACGGGCACAGTATGCCATGTGCTTTTCTGCGTCAGGGGTAACGCTAATCAGTTTAATCGGGGTATCCGTCATCGTCTCCTTCATCAAATACTTCGTCGTAATCAGTTGGGTATGGTGCGATGTTTTCATACTCGTAAGCTTTAACATCTGAGTAGACTTCGGATTTCAAAGCCTCTACAAGCAACTCTAGGTTTCGGACGATCAACTTTAGTTTGTCTTTTTCCATACAGTAATATCGCTTGCCCCATATTATACCATAAAAAAACGGGGGTGGAAACCCCCGCCTTTTTAAACTAGTAGATTCTTACATATTCGTTTACAAGTTTGTTGTGTGTCATCGCATTCAATTAAACAGTCAAAGTAATCATTTACCAAATCTGTTTCGGTTGTGTCTGCTGTGTCCTCAAGATTCCATTCTGCTAATTGATTACGCGATAGAATGTTGTGCATACTCACTCCATGTTATTGGACGATAATGTAGAAACGAATCAGTGCATAGGCGTTTACCTTCTAATTCTATATTATGTAGACTAGTTTGTGTTAATTAACTAACATTTGTAAATTCGTTACATAAAGACAAAAAAAAGAGAGGGTTTGTAACCCTCTCTCAATCTCACTTGTTGTAGACGTGACCGCGATAGCAGAATGTACCGTGGACATCTTGGTGGTCTGCACAATTTACATTGTACTCAACACCACGATATGCAGTGTGAGAAATTTGTGCGTCGTGCAGTGCAGCAGCTTTGTTGATCTGCTTTTTGATGAGATTTAAGGTGTTCATCGTAGGTCTCCTAAAAGAATGGGATTTTTAGCCCCGTTCCTTCAGTCGTTTGCGTCCCAATAACACTCAGTTTCAGTTGCTTCCCTTACGGTTTCAACCAACTCAACCCGTACCACAGGTGGTACAGATTCGTTCTTAACGATCCTGAGCATTAATGCTTCAGCATCTGGGCAACTGAGTGTTGCATATAGAAGTAAATCTATCATGGGATGAACGCTCCGTTCCGCGACTTACTTGCGTCCCACAGAGTGGGATGAACGTCAGGTCTATTATAGACCTCATGCCTTATTTAGTCAAGTAGCATTGTATCATGTGTTACAATTGTTACAAAATTCTCCTTGTGACTGTAGGTGCTGCAGAGTTTCTTTCAGAGTTCCAATGTGTTTATATCCGATGGCAATCTGTGGGTACTCTGCTTCCTTACCAAACTCTTGTTCAAATGCTCTTTGAGTGAAATGACCTCCTAGTCTATAGACTTGATAGTTCTTTCCCATCCTTTCAATTAAAGATATAACACGATCACATTCTTGGTTGCCGTTTGAATAGATGGTTACTAGATCTCTCATAGGGGTCTTCCGTGCTTATCAACAAGTCCTAGTTTTTTAATTTGAGATAGATTTGATCTCTCATTCTTTTTAATTTTCTTATACTCTTTTATGATTTTGTTGATCTCTCGATTAGATATCGACACTTTCAATTCATCTTGTTCTTCTACGAATCCAAGACCACCTTTTTGGGTTTCTTCTTTAGCATCAACATAATCATTGATAACCTCTTGGATCTCATCTCTAATCAACTCATTAATTTGATCTCTAAGATGTTCGTCTTTCATTTTCTTTTCTTTTTATCTGGTGCTTTATACCCCCACATTTTAGGGTTGACTGTTCCATGTGCCCAACCAATGTAAAGTAGAGCACCCTTTCCAAACTTATCATAGTAGAGATTGAAAACGTCTACCCTTTTACCTCTACAAAGATCAGTATGAACTTGACCATTCAAAGTGTATCTTACCTGTAGAGTATCAGTGGGTAGACTTTTATCTTGAATTTGCTCAGGAGTTGCTCGTTCAAAAATAAGGCTGCAACTATAAGATTGTTGCATGGTTTCTTTCTCTTCTGCTGACCACTCATGGATCACTGGCGCTTCTCCTAACTTGTTTGCCATCAAGACCGTCCTCCCCAAGTAATGTCTGGGTATGCCTCTGCTACCATTTCTTTTGTAATCTTATACTTAGATCCAAGGTTTTTATCTTTAACCAAACAAAGAAGTTCTGCTTCCTTTGGATGCAATCCTTCCAGCATTTGGATGAACATGGTTTCTCTACGAAGAGAACTCAATCCATCATTACCACCTTTTACAAAGTGAAAGAGTTGCTTGTATTCTCTACGAAGACTGGTGTGGTCCGTGCCAACAGGAACTTCATTCTCTTTATAAGGAACATGTCCATCAGGGAGAAGAGAGATTACACTATCATCAAAGTTCCAAATGAAAATAGCTTTGAGTGCATCATTTCCATACTCTTTGAGAATCTCAACTCTCTTTGCTTTTGTTCTCTGCTTATCTGCCAACTCAAGGATTTCGTGTTGAAACGGATTAGCAGGAAGTTTCGTTGCCTTCACACTAAAGTTTCTTTTAGTTGTCGTCTTCTTCGTGGTCGTCATAATCGTTTTCAA